AAATTCATCAAGTCAAATTTTAAGAGAATACAGAAATGCAAGAACTGAAAGACCTTGGGGTTATTATAGAGTAGTACACGAATTGCATAGAAATGAAAGTTACAATGCAATCAAAGTAAAAGAATTAGTTATAGAACCTGGAAAGTCATTGTCTAATCAAAGACATCAAAATAGATATGAAATGTGGTTTGTAATGAGAGGCAAATGTTTGATGAATGGCAAAACATTAAACGAATACGAACCAGGCACAATCATCAGGCCAAATGAATGGCACAAAGCAGAGAATCCTTTTCAAAATCCTTGTCATATATTAGAGTGTCAATTTGGTAGTGAATGTATAGAATCTGATATAGAACGAGAACCCATAAAAAAGGTAAATGAGAATCGTTCTCATTATTACATAGGATTATATCGTGGTCAAGAGGATGATGGATATCCAGACTGAAAAAAAACAAAAAAACGCTTGACATGGCTTCCTATACCTGTATAATCCAGAGTATAACATATAGGAGTATATTATGACAATACGAAAAAAGCAAGATTCCAACAAGATTGTTGTTGATTTGACAGGCCAAGATGGTAATGCATTTTGTCTGATAAAACTAGCCAGCGACCTTTGTAAGAAACTGAAGCGTGAAGCCAAGTTAGATTACAATTTTGACAACATCTATCAACAAATGACAAGTGGAGATTATGAAAATCTTGTTCAAACATTTGACATGTATTTTGGTAGTTTCGTAATACTAGAAAGATAATATGCCAAAAAGTATGCACTTAGTTCCAGGCATGACCAGCTTGGTAACTAAAAAAAGAAAAATAAAAATTACGAAAGCCAGAATGCTCGAATTAAAAGAAGAACATAGACTTCATAATAAGAAATATAAAAAAGACCCATATCTAGCACCAGTTATGGTAATGGATTTTGACACTTATGTAAAGTGGCGTTTTGGTAAACTTAAAACTAAAAAGAAAAAATCTACAGAACAATATGTACCTAACAATGCAGTATCTACTACCAGAACAAAAACTAAAGTTGAACCTCATGTGTGTGCAAGACAAGAACCTAAAGTATATGATGGTGAAAGAAAACTTATCGGTATAGGTATGTTACATAAATCAAATCTTGTACCTATCTTTGATGAAGAACACGCCAAAGATTTAGCAAAAATGAGGAGATAAAACTTCATAAAAGTTTAACATAACAGTAAGATTATAAAAACTAAATAATTTTGAATAATAATAAAAATTACAGGAGTTATTATGAAAAAATTATTAATTCTACCCATCTTACTTTTAACATCAAACATCTCACTTGCAGACCCATATGTTATGACAAAACACGAATTTAAAATGAGTGATACAAACTACAGCAAAACAATAAATCATATTCGTTTTGGCAATTCTTGGAAAACAGAAGGTGGCCTAAAATTATATGGTGAAGTTGGTGTCGCAGAAAGTGTACCTCACGGTTCAGATATTTTTGAAGGCACAGCAGGTAAATCTTATCAGTTTGGATTTGGGAAAAAAGTTAATGATTCATTTTCCGTAAAAGGTAAATGGGAAGGTGTTGAATTACCAAATTCTTCAAATTCACATAAAGTAGAAATCAAGACTAAGTGGAAATTTTAAAGTTCATTTTAAGAATAATTGCACTTTTAGGTCTATCATATGTGCCATTTGTTATAACACTTGCAATACTATATGACTTTGGTCTTATTGATAATACACATAACCCAATCCCTTTATTTTTTATAGTATTTGGTGTAATTCTCACCATTGACATTTATAAAAATTTCCCTTATAATAGAGTATTAAAACTTATAAATAGTTTTAGAGGTCGCCATAAAGGGGCTTCTAAAACAAAACTTGCTTAATAAAAGGAGGAAAATATGACTATATTCAGTCAATTAAAACCATTCACTATTGGTTATGATGATGTCTTTAGACATTTTGAAGATATAATGGAACATCAAGTTCCAAATTACCCACCATATAACATAGTCAAAACAGGCGATTATACACATCATGTGGAAGTTGCATTGGCTGGTTATTCTAAGGCAGAAGTTGAGGTAATCGTTGAAGAAAATACCTTAACAATTAAATCATCTGATTTGCCTGGTAAGGATAAACCTAAAGATAATGTCGTTCATAAAGGCATTGCTAAAAGGGCATTTAAAAGAGTGTTTACTTTAGCAGAGGATGTCGTTGTCAATGACGCTGTATTAAAAGATGGCCTTCTTAGAGTGGAACTTGAAAGAGTTGTACCCGAAGAAAAGAAACCAAGAGTAATCAAAATCAAGTAAATAAAAAAGTATCGCCTCACGCTTGACATTTCTTGTGTGAGGTGATATACTACTTGTATAAATAATTGAACGAGGTTCGGGTGAATCTCACATTCAAACTTTTTACAAAGGAGTAAAATATGGCAAATTTAGCTAATAATGCTAATAAACTCAGCGTAGTAGCTGGTAAATTAGCGGACCTAAAAGGCGATGTTAAAATAATTGACATCATAGAAACAATCAAAAACATTTCTAACTTCAAATCAGAAACATTAGATAACATTGATTTAAACCCTAATTTATACAAGGGTAATCATGTATCTGAAGAATATTTAATGAACATATCTGATTTATGGGTAGACTTATCTTATCAAAGAACAATCAGAGTTCAAAAACTTATCAAGTTGTTAAAAAGCATTGGTCATTTTGATGAATCGGTTGCAGGTCATGTTGATGTTGCAATTAGACCTGACGGTAGAGCATTTGTTTGGGATGGTTTTAGAAGAACAACAATGGCAGGTCTAGTTGACGGTAGCGTAATTGTGGTATCTAAATTTAAACATCCTAGAGATTTGTCAAATAAAGAATGCCAAAAATCAGAGGCTAAGAAGTTTAAGGTCAGAAACTCTGATTACGAAAAAATGAAACCAGAAGAAGTTTTTAAATCAAAAACTGTTTATGGCGATGAAGAGGCTCTAGAGATTTTAGATACCTTAAAAAAAAGTAAACTTAATATATTAAACTTAGTACCAAATGGTAGAAGTTTAGGCGGGTTTCAACATTTTGAGGAAACTTGGAGAAAGGAAAATTTGAGATATTATCTTCCTGACGCTTCTCAAATAATTCAAAAAGTTCAAAGATGGAAGAGCGATAGTGTATCAGTAAACTTACTGTGTGGTTTAGCAGAGTTTTTACACATCAATGATGAATTATCACATCCATTATCTCAGATAGAAATATTAGAGCATTTTGAAAATAATAAAAATAACGACAGGCAAAATGATATTGCTAAAAATAGATTATCAGGTAAGTCTAGAGAATCTATAGCTTTCTATATTGGCAATAAGGTAGTAAAACTTAATGGTTCAACAAAAGAATTTAATGATATAATTAATTTAGATTCAGAACAATAAGAAATGCTACAAAACTTTAATTCTTAATTAAACTAGAAGCCGTCCTAGGGTTGACATCTAGGATGGTTTCTGTATAATGAACAATGTGAAGGTAGTTTAATGTAAAACATTTTACTTCCAGTAAAAAGATGATAGTGAAAATCTATCCCTTCACTCCAATTAAATTATGAACAAGTGAGGTAATATGAACTTATCAAGTGATACAATCAATGTACTAAAAAACTTTTCTGATATTAATCAGAACATTTTAGTAAAGACAGGAAATAAATTACAAACTATTTCCACAATGAAAAACATTTTAGCAGAAGCTGAGATTTCAGAAAACTTTGAACAAGAATTTGCAATATATAATCTATCAGAGTTTTTAAGGTCAGTTGAACTATTTAAGAAACCATCTTTAGGATTTAATGGCGGTTCTGCTGTTACTATTTCTGAAGAATCAGGAAAAAGAAATGTCAAGTATTTCTTTGCAGATAAATCTGTAATAGTAGCACCCGAAAAATCAATAACAATGCCAGATACATTTGTATCGTTTACACTTAAAAAAGAATCATTTGCTGATTTAATGAAAGGTGTATTGACATTGAATCTACCAGATATATCAGTTATTGGTGATGGTAGTACAATTAAATTACATGGTGCTGATAGAAAAAATAGTACATCAAACACATATTCAGTTGATGTAGGTGAAACAGATAAAACATTTAAGGCACATTTTAAATCTGAAAACTTTAAAATGGTACAAGATGATTATGATGTTTCTATCTCATCACAAAAAATTAGTCATTTTGTAAACCGTAATAGAGCAGTAAAATATTGGATTGCTTTAGAACCAGATAGTGAATTTTAATCATTATCTTTTTATTTAATTATGTTTAATGTGAGGTTTATAATATGTCAGACTTTCTATGGGTGGAAAAGTACCGTCCAAAAAAGATAGAAGATTGTATCTTACCAGAAGATACTAAAAAAACTTTCCTTGAGTTTTTAAAACAAGGCGAAATACCTAACTTGTTATTATCAGGCACGGCCGGTACAGGTAAAACTACCGTTGCTCGTGCCTTATGCGAAACATTAGGCGTAGATTATATCATTATCAACGGTTCTGATGAAGGCAGACACATAGATACTTTAAGAAACAAAATTCAAAACTTTGCTTCTACAGTATCTTTAACTGAAGATTCAAAACACAAAGTAGTGATTATAGATGAGGCAGATTATATGAATGCCGAATCTGTTCAACCTGCTCTAAGAAACTTCTTAGAAACATTCCATTCTAATTGTAGATTTATATTTACTTGTAACTACAAAGCAAAACTAATCGAACCACTTCATAGTCGTTGTACCACAATAGACTTTAGAATTACTAATGGCCAAGTTAAGAAAACTGCTATGGCCTTTCTTAAAAGAATATGTACAATTCTAAAAGATGAAGGTATAGAATATGATGAAAAGGTATTAGTTGAATTAATACAAAAACATTATCCTGATTTTAGAAGAACAATAAATGAATTGCAAAGATATTCTGTTCGTGGTAAAATAGATAATGGTATCTTATTTAATCTAGAAGAAGCAAATCACAAAGAACTCATTGCAACATTAAAAGAAAAAAGGTTTAATGATATGAGAAAGTGGGTCGTGCAAAATCTAGATAAAGAACCAGCAAGTTTGTTTACAAGTCTTTACAAAGTACTTCAAACATCACTTGCACCCAATTCAGTACCACAAGCAATATTAATAATCGCAGGTTATCAATACAAGGCAGCCTTTGTTGCTGACCAAGAGATTAATATGGTTGCATGTCTAACAGAGATTATGGCAGGGTGTAAGTTTAAATAATGGAATCTTGTTGGTATATAAAAAATGCACTTAGCAAACAAGAGGTGATTGACCTCAATAGTATCATAGAAAATAATTATGAATGTATTGAACCATTGGAAACTGGAGCTAGGACAGATGAAGGAAATCTTAAAAAGAATTTTCAACCCAAAGGTATTTCTTGGGGCAAAGTTAAATCTAATTTAGAAGATACCGTAGACAAAATTTATTCTATAAATCAACAGGTTATAGGTTGCGATTTATTTGAAATGAGAAACGATAACTCAATATTATTAAACGAATATACAACAGAAAAGAAATATGATTGGCACATAGACGGTAGCGCTTCAGATAAATTTGATGTGAAACTTACAGCATTAATCAATATGTCTACAGAACCATATTCTGGAGGCAAGTTTGAGATACAATTTAATAATCAACAACATGTTCCTGAATTAGATGATACAGGCAGTTTAGTAATAATCCGTTCACACACATTACATAGAGTTACGCCAGTAACAAAAGGTACAAGAAAATCATTAACAATTTTCTTAACAGGACCTAAATGGAGATAAGATGTACGAACTTAAAGATTACCTTAATGCAATTAACTTTACAAAAAAGAACTTATTAGATACAGATGACAGAGAATGGGTAAAAAAATACCCATCTTTTATTATAAACAAGTGTTTATCTATGCATTGGGATTGTATTGCACAGGCCAATGAGATGAATGGTTATCATTTTCTTGATAAAGAAGTACAATTCTCCTTTTATATAAATAGTATTCGTAAAGGAAAGCGATATGGTGGCAAATGGCTATCACAGAAAAAGTTAAAAGACTTAGACTATGTGAAAGAATATTATGGCTATAGTAATGAGAAAGCAAGAGAGGCTCTCACAATACTCACCAAAGAGCAAATAGAAACTATAAAATTAGCCCTTGATAAAGGTGGGAGAAGAAAATGAGTGAAGAATTTAGTTGGTCTTCAGATAGTATGTTAGAAGTTACTATCAAACAACCAGATGATTTTTTGAAAATACGAGAAACATTAACACGAATCGGTGTTGCAAGTCGTAAAGAAAAGATATTATTTCAATCGTGTCATATATTACACAAACAAGGTAAATATTACATTGTACACTTCAAAGAACTATTTGCATTAGATGGTAAAACATCTACACTATCTGAAAATGATATACAAAGAAGAAACACAATTGCAATATTATTACAAGATTGGAACTTAATTGAAATTCTTAAAAAGGAAGAAGTAGAAAACAAAGCACCTTTAAGTCAAATTAAAGTATTACCTTTCAAAGAAAAAAACGAATGGACTCTATCAGCAAAATATAACATAGGTAAAAAGGTAGAAGATGGAAGTACCGAAGTTTAAAGACTTTTTAACTGAAGCAAAAGATGAAGGCAAATGCCGAATACTTATCGTAACAGATGAGCCAGAAGAAGCAAAGACCTTTCATACTGCTGACCGTTTACAACAAGAAGCAAAAAAATTAGGTTGGGATTTTTATCTTTATAAACTAACAAAAGGTTATGTTACATACGAAGATGGTATTCGTAGAGTACATAATGCAGATGATAAAAAAGGATTTGTTGTAGACCCAAAAGATACTATTGCATTATTTAGAGGTTCAATTGTTCGTAAAGACAGTTGGATGGATTTAGTGTCTATGTTAGAAAAAGATGGTGTATGCTGTGTTAATAGTAGAAACAGTATAGAAATTTGTACAGACAAATATAGAACATCACTAAAACTTGCTGAGTTTGGTTTAAGACAACCTAAATCAGTTATTATATCTGATAAAGATAATATAAAAGAAGACTTTGAAAAGCTTGATACCGATTATCCTATTATCTTAAAAACATTAAGAGGTTCAAAAGGTGTAGGTGTATTATTCATTGATAGTGAAAAAGGTCTTGATTCTATTGTACAATTAATTTATAAACAAGATGAAGATTCTGATTTACAATTACAAGAATATATTAAAACAGATTATGATGTAAGGGTATTAGTATTGGGTGGCAAAATACTTGCTACTATGAAAAGGCCTGTAGTAGAAGGTGATTTTAGAAGTAATGTATCACAAGGTTCTAAACCAGAAGAAATACAATTAACAGAATTAGAAATAGAACACAGTTTAAAAGCTGCTAAAGCAGTAAATGGTTTATGGACAGCTGTAGATTTTATACCTTCAAAAGATAGACAAAAAGAACCACCATTTATGATTGAGGTCAACTCATCACCTGGCACAGAAGGTATGGAAGAGGCTACAGGCAAAAATATAAGTAAAGAGATTTTAGAATATTTTGCAGATAAAAAAAATTGGGTAACCTCACCAGCAGAATGTGGTTATAAAGAAGTCTTAACAATAAAACCTTTTGGTGATATTGTTGCCAAGTTTGATACAGGCAATAGTGGTATGAATGTGATTCATGCTGATAAGTACGAAGTCAAAGGTAAAAAGATAACCTGGAAATTATTAGATAAAACTATAACATCGGATATTATTAGAACTGAAGAAATATCTGTAGGTGGTATGAGAGACTATGAAGAAACCAGATATGTGGTAAACTTAGATGTTGAGTTTGCAGGTACACTATATAAAGATGTAGAATTTTCTTTAGATGATAGAGATAACAGAAGTTTAATATTATTAGACCGTGAGTTTATGAATCGTATGAATGTTATGGTAAACCCTTCAAGAAAATATATCTTAACAACTCATTACACCATTGACAAAAAGTAAAAAGTATATTATAATACAGTAAAAATTGAGGTAATTATTATGGCAAATGTGAAAATATTAAGGCTTACTACTGGTGAAGACATAATCGCAGAAGTGATTTCAGAAGGAACATCAGTAACAAAAATCAAACAACCGTTTACAGTCGTACCAATGCAGGAATCTCCTGGTAAACCGGTTCAAATAGCATTCTCTCCATATATTCCATATGGCGAATGTGAAGAAGTAGACATGAAATCGGCAAATATTATTGCACAAGTAGAACCAAAGACTGATTTAAAAAATTCATATAATCAGCACACAGGTTCAGGTGTGGTAGAAATTGCTAAACCACAATTGATTACATAGTGGTTACTGTTTATTTTAAAGATAAAAACAGTTTATATTCAACAGATATTCAAGAAAATAAAACTGTAATGGAAGCAGCTCAAAAATTACAGTTGCCACATATACCAGCATTGTGTGGTGGAAACTGTGCATGTGCTACATGTCATATCAAAGTAGATGATTCATGGTTAGATAAAGTAACACCAATAGATGAAAAAACTACAGAAAGAGATTTACTTGAAATGAAAAATGATTATGACATAAAGAAAAGTAGATTAGCCTGTCAAATACACTTGACAAATGAACTAAATGGGATTATAATACACTTACTAGATGATGAACTTTTATAAGAATGTAATACAACACAAAGGCAAACTTCTTGTTAGAAGATTTGAACAAACAAATGACACTAACAGAGAAGTCATAGAAAAGATTGATTTCAGTCCTACTCTATACTCTTTGACAAGAGAAGATTCTAAATTCAAAACCTTACAAGGCCAAAACTTAAAAGCTGTTACATTCAATTCTATTGGCGACGCTATGAAATTTAGAAAAGAAGTTGCAACAGCAAACTCGCCTATCTTTGGTTTAGAGAGATATCACTATCAATATATCAACGAACAATGGCCAGACCAAATAGAATGGTCAAAAGAATTTATTAAAATATTTACACTTGATATTGAAACAACTTGTGAAAATGGTTTTCCAGATGTAGAAAATCCACAAGAACAATTAATTTGTATCACCGTTAAGAATCAATCTAACAAACAAATCTTAACATGGGGTGTTGGTCAATATCATACAGACAGAGAAGATGTAACTTATATTGATTGTGAAGATGAAAATCAATTGTTATTTGAATTTATTAAATTCTGGAAGTCAAACTATCCAGATGTTATTACAGGTTGGAATACAAAGTTTTTTGATTTACCATATTTGATGAATAGAATTAAAATGTTAGCTGGTGATAAAGTTGCAAACAAGATGTCTCCTTGGAATCTTATTAGACAAGAAGAAATATCTGTAAGAGGCCGACCACAAACAGTCTATACATTATTTGGTATTGTAATGTTAGATTATCTTGACTTATACAAATGGTTTATACCAACAAGACAAGAAAGTTATAAACTAGACCATATTGGTGAAGTTGAACTTGGTGAAAACAAAAATGAAAACCCATTTGATACATTCAAAGAATTTTATGAAAAAGATTTTCAAAAGTTTGTAGATTATAACATACAAGATGTTGAGATTGTAGATAAGCTAGAGGACAAATTAGGTCTTATTGATTTAGCATTGACTGTTGCATATGAATCAAAAGTTAATTATGATGATATCTTTTCACAAGTAAGAGTTTGGGATACATTGATTGCAAATCATTTGTTAAAGAAAAACATATGTGTACCACCAAGAGAAGAACATGCAAAAGAAACAAAATATGAAGGTGCATATGTAAAAGAACCAATAACAGGTATGCATGATTGGGTTGTATCGTTTGATATTAATTCACTATATCCACATATTATTATACAATATAATATATCACCAGAAAAAATTATTGGTGTCAAATCAAATGGCATTTCTGTAAATAATTTATTATATGGCAAATCTAAACTAGGACATTTAAAAACAGAAGGTGCATGTGTAACACCAAATGGTGCAATGTTCAAAAATGATAATCAAGGTTT